CTGTGAGCCAGACCATTCTACTGCAAGCGTCTCTGCCATGATATTCACAAAGGTGTCGTCCCGACGCGCTGGTGCTCCCGGCCACTTATTCCCTTGATTCCACTTCACCCCAGTGTTCCACTTATGCTGCGCCCCCGTTACGAGCGTGTCTTCAACGCGAGACTTCCTCCCCTCATCTAAGTGCACTGACACCGTGACGTTGACAGAAGCGGCCCGCTTCCTATAAAGCGTCCGTACATTCACGATGTGCTTGAGCTTCCCAGGACTCCCCAGATCATTCGGAGCCGTCTTGATTCTCCAGTCTATGCTGGAGCCATTATCATCAGTTGTCGCAGATGTCCCACCCTTATACATAAATCCATCCACGCCGCCGAACCATTGCTGCTCTTTTCCACTGATCACGATTCGAGAGGCGTAAGACTTCTTCACCGACGGTCTGTCTATCCACACATCCCCTGTGTCCCAGTCCCACACAAGCTCGTAATCGTGACCGTTATTGTTGTTGGCGGATGAACAGATTGTTCGAACTTGGTGCTCATCTTCCAACACATAAGACTGCGCGTACTGCAACCTATCTTGGTTCAGCCCAAACCATTCTTCTGTATCTTCACTGTTCACCAGCTGGAACGAGAAGTCTGGCTGGATGATGAAGATACCTTCCTTCGCCACGCCGAAGATAAATTCCGGCCGACTAATAAAGCTGTGCTTTGCAATAGGCGAGAAGCCACGCCGAGGACCAAACTCTGTCGTGGGATCTCCCAAGTTGAAATCGTAGTCTCCCGTAGGATGATAGATAATCCGCCCTGGATAAAGGCCGTCCGTCTTAAAGATCATGCACCATCCCCAAGCGTCCACAGCCCCCACAATAGCGGTGCCGCCATCGTATATCTCGTAACGATCCAAGTCCGTCCACGTATTGATATCTACAACATACGTCGCCCTATTAACGTTGCACCAACGAATCCTCGTAGGGAAATAAGTACCGCCCTCCGTAGTGCCCAACGCCATCAACAGATTCTGATGTGTCACCATACTCTCACACTTCGTGAAAGGTATAGTTGCTAGATCTGCTGTATTCGTCGGACTTGTATCGTTCCCTGCCCAAACACGAGGATCGTCTACAGAGTTATTAAGAATCAGTTGATCCTTGAGAAAGATCATCTGCACACGATCGTCTACGCCGCCGACTAAGTTCGACCCAGTGATGTCCACCGCAGCTGAATCCGTAACGGAGTAAACCTTCGTGCGCGTAACGATAACCTGCTTCTCATCTCCATTCGAGAACTTCCCCTGCCACATCCCCAGCGCTCGCTCCGCACTCGGCAGCACCGTTGGATTGTAAGTATCATATCCGAAGCGGCTCTGCACAATCCCACGCTGCCCGATATCTACGTCCCGTAGAATCTCACAATGCTCTGGCGTGAGCCGCGGATCAGGATACACCGGAGTTGATCGCTGACCCTTGATGCGGAAGATCGGACTAGTCACCGCTTCAGGATCGGATACCCGTATCTCACTCATAGCTATCCAGCTCTTCCTGAAGGGCTCCAACAATTCCTCTCATGAACGTGATACCTGCTTCTGTATCAGGAACTCCTACCGTTCGCAAAGAGTACTTTCCCTCCCAACTCACGTTGTCTCCATCGTGATTCGTATCAGGCAGAATCAGTATCGCCACTTTAGCGGTCTTTGCCGAAGCGATAAAGACAGTCCTGTTCATCTCATTATCTGTAACGGCGAAGCGTCTCACGAAGCGTTCCCCAGTCCAATATCCACACCTGGGATCATAGGACGCAGAGGACGATTCTGCAGTCCTACTGTCGCTTGCACGTTGGAGAAGACAAAGATCGTGTTGTTGTTAGGATTCGTCTCTCCCTTAAACTGCTGCATACGATCCTCGTAGGTCTTCCGATGAACAGCTGCAACGCTCCCTTTGCCTAGCGTCGGCAGCAGATCCTTTGTCGTGCCCCATACGAGCAGGTCATGATACTCCTGGTCAAACTCTGGCCAATCAGCGTCATTCACCAGCGGAGGCTTCCGCATCTCTGTCCGCATCGTGTAGGTAATCGCAGCCGAGGGAATCGGGTGCATCTGCACCCAGACATAGTCTGGCGCATCCCACCAGGTAGGAATGATCGAAAGCACGTTCGCATCGCTATCAGAAACTGTTACGTTCCCAGCAAAGGACACACCTGCCGCCGTCGACTTCACAACCCTTTCAATTCCTAACGTGGAGTCATAAGAGTTCGTCGTCGTCACTGGTGTAGTGCCATCCATCGTAACTAACTCAGTCACCAACACTCCTGCCGTATTATATCCGACGACTCGAGCCTTCCAAGACGTTCCATCATCAGCACTATTATCACTGACAAGCGACAACGTTCCGTCGCTCTCTGGATACGCTTGCACTCCCCTTGCTCCCAGCGGAAAGACTAGATTTGGATCTCCACTGTCTGCATTCCCTGGATACTTCTTATCAAACCCGCTAGTGGTCTCTTTCCAGAGATTCTTATCATTTGTATTGTCTAACCAGTTCTTTACCTTTCTGACGTAGATCGGTAACCCGTACTGCTTCTGTCCAGCGACGCTAGCGAACGAAAACTCCCGTTCCTCATGCGGCACAGGGCCTGAGTTCAGCACATCTCGGTATGTTGCATTGATATTCTGCCCCACAAGGATCTCAAACTTCCCTCCCGAACCCTGCGCAGCGAACTCCAATACAGCATCTTTGACTGCCCGATAGTCCATCAGTTACTCCGTCTGAATACCCTCTGCTTGTGCCGTCGCCGCCGCCTCAATCTTCTCTGCATTCGAGATGTGCTCAGGGAGGGGCTCTGTCGAGAAGCTCCCCACGCTGCTCTCCTCCGCCACCGCTTCTGCAACTCCCGCTGCCAGAATCTCCTGCGGATTACCCTCTCCAGCAGCGAACTTCCCAGCGCCCATCTCGAACATCTTCTTGAACGCCTGGAACATCTCGTCCTGGGAGTTGATCCTCTTCTGATCATCCGAGCGATGCATCTTCTCCCGCTCTTCAGGACCGTTCGTCTTCTTCACGCTCGCCACACGAAAGTCCCACTGCTGATACATCGGGACGGCCCTATCATTCTGATCCATATAGGCGTCGACTTCCGCCTGGTTCATGGGCGGGCGGCCAGGCATCAGCCCTACAAGCCCTGCCATCCGACCCTCAATCCACATGATCAGACCGTCGTCCACGTTCACGCTGCGAGGCTCCCCATCCTTCCCTATGATCCCAATTCTCACGCTCCGCCTTCCGCCGCCTAGATCCGTCGTAACCTCATCTCCCCACGGCGCTGTTGGATCAGGTGCCCAACAAGCCTTATTCGGATTCGTCGTGATAAACTTAGTCAACACTACATCAGTCTGCCCCTCAATATTAACAGGCACTCCCTTGTCCCAGTCAGGCTTCTCGCCTTCTTCCACCCGCTCAGGATCAATAATTACTGGCATTCTCCAGCTCCTTGTGTGATAATTTCACCAAAGTGATACCCTTCTATAAGTACGAAAGACTAACATCGGAGGCGGCTCCAGTAGATCCATCCGTAGTCGTCAAGCTAGCAATCACTAAGCCCAAAGGGAAGAGCATAGGCGAAGCTAGCTTTGCTTCAGCGTTCCCACTCGCAACCATAGATATAGCGTAATCAGGCACTGTCGTCCCGATAGTTACATCAGCGACGGCGGCAGCGTTGAAGAACACAACGAATGTCACAGCAGCCACAGCGTTATGTATATCCCAACCGTGCAATTCTGTAGGACCTGTCTGCACTAGCACATCAGTCGCTACTACATCATCGTCGAAGAATGTCTTACTAGTCTTTATATCCGCAGCGCTTCTTACAAGAGGCGCTGTCCTCGTGTGCGGCGCGTGCTTAGCTGGAACTGTCATCTTGCGGAATCTCCACCCCACAGATATCCAGCACATGCTGCATTCTGTGAGCGTAAGTATGATGAGCGCGGACTAGTTCATGTCCAGCGTCTGCAATGTCTTCTCTCTCACCTGGATTATCCAGGCACCACTGAATCTTCTCTTTCATCTCTGCAATACCCTGAAAGCCAACGAAGTGCTTTCCTTCCTCAAATCCCAGCGCATCCCAGCCATCAACGTCTCTGTTCGTGACAAGGCAAGTTCCTGTGCTCATCACCTCGAAGAATCGCATATTCAAGTCATCTCGGATCGAGATATTCATCCCTACACGACCTCTCGCATAACGAACTGCCATGTCCTCAAAGAAGCAGTTCGTTGTCAGCCAGAAGCTCGGGAACGCCTCGCACATCTCATGCAAGTAATCCAGACGACTGTTGAATCCATCGCCCTCTACATCGTTGAGAAACCCCACAAAGACAACATCCCAGGCCTTATCCGATCCATGGGCCAGAAGCCTATCCCTATCCTCATGGACGACAAGCTCCCTCATACAAGGATTGGCGGCAGGATGACAAGCAAGCGGCATCCACTCAGCTTGCAGCACTCCATTCCTCCGCATTTCCTCAGCACCTTCTCTTTGCGCGCAGAAGACATGATCGAACTGCTTAGCCTTCTGGCACCTATAATCGAATCCTAGATGTGTATCAATTGCCCAGTACGCATTCGGTCTAGGACACTCCCACTCAACGTTATCTATCCCATCATCCACGTAGATATAAAGATCATGCTCAGGCAACTCACCCCGAGGCTCGTAACGAGGCAAGTCCTTAATACCCAAGTCTCGAATCAACGCATCCCTGCACAACGCGGCAGTGCCGTTGTTACGAATCTCCGCTGTGTAAACCATCGCTACACTCATGACAGCACCGCCTTGATAGCGAACGACCCAATAGCAAAGGCCTTGGCCTCCTCAACTCTCCATCCCTGTGACTCCAACAAGTTCCCAAGACTCTGCGGATTGTAAGCATGAACATGCGTGTAGTTCACGAGCATCGTGTTCGCCCCATCCTGATTCGGGCAGATCACGAACAACAACCCACCAGGCTTGACGACTCGCTTCCATTCCTTCAACGTCGCCACAGGATCTAACATATGCTCGAACAAGTGCCTTGCCGCGATGAAGTCCAGCGAGTCTGCCCGCATCGGCAAATCGGCGGCATCCCCTGACGTATCAGGCGTCGCCCCGTCAAACTTCCTACCTCCCGCACCTCTCTCCCCAGGCTTCGCTCTATCCAAGTCCCACGCATTCTCTGTCTGTTGCGTGCCACTCCCTACGTTAAGCCCTCTACTCTCCTTATCAATCCCTGCAAGCGTCTCCTCCCACCATGTATCCTCCTCCCGCAGCGACTTCATCAACTCTTCCCCTGCATCCTCGAACTTCCACGGAGTCAGATTTACACAGTCATACCACGCCTTCAATCCGTGCTTACGAATCAAGACGTTATTCGTCAAGTCCGACTGCGTCATGCTATTCCAATACCCTGGCTGCAAGACTGCCCCTGTCGAACTCCCCACGTGATGAACATAGGCAGTCTTCTCCGCGATCAACTGCCACCCTGCCTCGCGAAGTCGAATACTCAAGTCCAAGTCATCCCCGCCCGGCAGACTTTCATCCAACAGCCCCACATCCCGAAAGATCTGCGTTCTCAACACCATACAGAATCCGATCAGGAACTTCACCGGCAAACAAGACGGCGTTCCTTGATCTTGAATCGCCTGCCTTCCCATCACGAAATTCGTGCTCGGCCCAACAGCCGCCACCTCTCCACCAAGATGAATCGTCAGCTTCCTCCAGAAGTCCTGCGACCCTGGATGAAAGATCAAGTCATCATTCATCACGCAGACAAACTCTGTATCCACCTTCTCCATACCTGCGTTAATCGCACCCATCCACCCTTTGTTCCCATCCATGTGCAGCA